GGACGATGGCTCAACTTCCTGAGTCACAAGTGATGGCACGGGTCAGACACGAGGTGCTGACTGTCCTGTATCACCAGTTCCCCAAGGCCTTAGGGCAGACAGGACTGGTCGAAGCCATCAAGATGCCGTTCCTCACCCGTGACAAGCAATGGCTGCAGGATTCAGTGAAGGAACAACTCCAGGTGTTGCACCATGCGGGACTGATACGTCCAGCAAATGGTGGTTACACATTGACGGAACGTGGACGAAGGGATCGTCAACAAGCAGCACGCTTTCTATCCAACAAGATCAACCCACCAACGGATGCAGCATGACGTCAAGGATCAATGAGTTTGACCAAAGGGCGGAGTCGATCACTCATGACCGAGCAGCTGACTACGGTGATCCGAAGGTCAGCTTTGATCGCATCGCCTTGATGTGGTCAGCCATTACTGGTGCAGACATCACTGCCCAGCAGGTAGCTCACATGATGATTTGCCTGAAGCTCAGCCGTCTCCAAACCAACCCCGATCACTTGGATTCCTATGTCGACATCGTCGGCTACGCCAGATGTGGAGTCCTCTGCGGACCCCAAGAAACCAAGCCCAATGGAGATCAAGTTTGGGAATGACCTGTCTGGTCGTTGCCTGACTGCCTATTGGAAGGATCGTGTTGCCTTGATCGACGACCACTCACGCATGCGTGCAGTGATTGAGGTCTTGGCGGATGAGATCCGCAAGTGGGCACCTGATGAAGGGCAAGCCCGCATTTGCCACCTCGCCATCAATGAAGTGGCTGACCGCTTACTGAGGGACACCAATGCCGTATGACCCCAAGTGGCGCCTCGAAGATGAGCGCCGCGTCGAATGGCTGGACAAGCTGTATCGCTTGGACGGCAGACATCACAGCAGCCATCCTCTGCACTGCACCTATACCGGTCTGGCGCAGAGGTACGGCACCCTCCCATGGGAGGTGAAATGAAACCGATCAGAGGGAAGGATTGCAACTTCACCCTGCAATGGGCGGATGATGAACGACCCAACCTTGGGGATGGCGTCAGTCGCACCTCTGATCCACGCTCTGCCTTATGGGAAATCGCTGTTGCCTTTGGCGCAGCAAGACCCATGAAGGAATACATCCGAGCGGTTAACAACAAGCAAGCCATCAAGTTTGCGAAGAACCGCTACCCAAAAGCAACCTCAATCACTGTCATTGGAAAACATGTCCCACCCATCCGACACACTTGACGAAAACATTTACCTGCTGAGGACTGATCCACCTACCAAGGATGATGCAGACGAGAAGGGCAATGTGTTGTACTTCTGCCCTCGCTTCGGCTGGTACTCCGGTTACTTCATCAAGCCGCACATGGATGGCACTACGCACTGGACGTACCTGCCACATCGCCCGCCAGCACTGCCTGATCCGGCAGTTGAAAGCGACACGCATTTCAATGACTGGCTGAAGTCATTCCCTACTAAGTTTGAGGACAGTGTTATTGCATTGTTCCGCCTTGGTTGGAATGCAGGTTGGAAACGTGCAAGAGGTAACTGATCCGCTCATTGATCAGCAGCTGCAGTTAGAGCGGGAGATGTATTTGTTGGGTGCCGACCGTCGGGAGCTACTTCGCAACCGACGCATCGTCACCCGCATGGAATCCCTCTCTGACTACGGCAATGCGTTGGTCACGATGGGCATTGATGCCGTCATCAAGGAGATCCGTCACCACCGCAAGCGCCTAAGAGATGGCAAGGCAGGTCCTCAATACAAGTACCTGTCGCCATTGCTATGCCTTGCCCCGCATCGCATGGCTGCCTGCGGCTTGCGTGCTGTCGTTGATCAGATCAGCGCACCGGTGAACCTTGGTGCCCTTGCCTGCCACGTCGGTGAGATGGTCTGGATTGAAACCATGCTGGCTCGTGCCAGTAGGTGGGAGATGCAGAACCACAAGCGGGTGCGTGGTCGCTTTCAGCAGAAGGTCCAGGACATCAAGCGCATGAAGAACACGGAGCTGTGGTCGCCACAGGAACGTGCTGCCATTGGTGCCTTCCTGGTCATGACCATTGCTTCCAAGACTGGGTTGATCAAGGTGGAACGTGCGCAGCGCGGACTCCATCGCATCACCCAGGTCAAGGCAACTGATGAGTGCATGGCATTCATCGGCAAGGTCAATGAAACAGGCATGGCCCTGTGCCCGTTCTCTTTGCCGATGGTGGCCAAGCCCAAGGTCTGGACCACAGCCTTGGACGGCGGCTATTTCACCGACATCCCAGGCAACACGCTGCTCAAGGACGGGGCTGACTTCGTTGCTGAACACACCACCGGCAACGAGCCATTCATCCGTGCTGCTAATCACCAGCAGGGCGTGGCATGGCAAGTCAACAGTTGGGTGCTGGAGCAGATCGAACACGCATGGGAGAAGAGCATTTCCGTTGGCAAGCTGATGCCTCGTGAAGGGTGGGCTGTCCCTCCCTATCCGAAGCACCTGCCTGACGATCACCCTGATGTGACGCAGTGGAAGTTCAATGCACGGCAGATCCATGAACGCAACGACAAGACCAAGAACAGTCGCATCGCTACGGCGAAGCAGCTATGGCTGGCACGTCGTTTCGTCAATGAACCACGGCTGCACTACCCAATGCAGCTGGACTTCAGGGGCAGGTACTACTACCGCCCGCCGTTCCTAAACCCCCAGGCCAACGACATCGGTCGTGCCCTGCTGCAGTTTGCTGATGGCAAACCCATCACTGACAGCAGCCAAGCCGAATGGCTATGGGTGCATGGTGCCAACCTTTACGGCCACTCAAAGCTGGACTGGAAGGCTCGCCTGGCCTGGGCGCAGCAGAACAAGGAAGGCATCTGCCGCTCCGGCATGGATCCATGGCAGACCACTGCCTTCTGGACTGAAGCCGACGACCCGTGGCAGTTCCTTGCCTTCTG